CTCTGATTTATCTGCGGCGACGGACCGGTTTCCCTTTAGTTTAACGCTTACCATAATGGCAAGCAAACTTAAGGACCAGTCCGGGTCTTGATCTAAGGTCATAACTGACCGTGTGTTCATACCATTTGGTGTGAAATACAGGGTCGGTCAACCAATAGGATTTTATTCCTCTTGGCCAGCCTTTGCCATGTCTATACATATACTCGTCGAATATTGCGCGGCTGAAGAAGGTTTTAAAACCTTCCGAAACTACGTAGTTCTCGGAGATGATGTTGCAATCTTTAATCAAAAGGTTTATAACCGATTTCTTATCGAATGCGAGACATTAGGCCTAGGTGTGAACCTTAATAAGTCTACCAGAAGAAGATCATGTGCTGAGTTCGCAAGACGACTTTACTTCCGTAAAGGAGGTAAAGTCCGCGAACTGACGGGAATTCCCGTCACGCATATGAAGACCTTAGCCAGAAAGCCGTACACTCTCACCGACATAGTCGGTTTGATAGTACAGCGAGGCTATAGTCTTAAATCTACCTTCATAAATGTACAGACGTTGCTTGGCACATTACCGATCTCTAAAAAGAGAAAGGCTGATGCTGTCTTGCATCTTCTATTCAACATAAAGTTGAACGTTAGTTCACCAGTGTACAATCCGCTCCTTTCTGAGGAAATCCTCTTAAGGGAGGTAGGTACTGCATTGGCGGGGAAAATCCCCGGGTGGCTAAGGTATGATGATTTTCTCGCTTATAAGCGGGATATCATTTTACTAAAAGTCATCGAGTTAATCGAAGAGTCTGTACAGTTGACGACGCCAGGCAGTACAGTGTCACATAACCCCGATTTCGGGGAAATGCATCCTCTTATCCTAGCTTCAGGCATAGCCTGAGGCGATGAAGTAGGGAAATTCCTTACCTCATTTGGAGGGAGAACAGTAAGTATGGAGACGGATTGGTACCGATCCCTTTTTGATGATACATTTAAGTATCTATCTAAGGGTGAGGCCCAAAGCCGCTTCCAATCACTCATCCTGAAACGGATGCTTGACGACATCACCTCCCGCAGTGCGGGAAGTGTTGAAGATTTACTGGACACTGATCTAGAACTTAAAGCCATTACTCTTTTAAAGGAGCATGGTATAACAACTTCGTTGCTATATAAGACTGCGGTTTTCAAGCCGCGCCTCCCTCGGGAGGATGTCCAACATTAGGTCTGACCTAGCGGGGTTTAACCCCCTCACGGGGG